TCAAAGTTACGCTAAACGTAAGCCTAGACTGATCCTATATAGAACAGACCCAATTTTTAATCATTTCATTGTGGGGGTTGCTATTTTGCAATCCCCATTTTTAATGCTCCGTAGTGTATGGCGATCTATACCTTTACATCAGGAATAGAATCAGAATCAGTTGGACAGTATTCCAACTACTTATTGAGCAGCCTTGCATTACGCACTATTGGTTCTTTTACTAAAAGAACTGCTAGAGGTTTATTTGGATTTATAAGCAGTGATGAAAGAAGATCTTATGCATATCACCCTGCTGTTATTGACCTCTATACAGAAATTGATTATGGATCAATTTCATCTGTATTCACAAAAGTATTAGATCAAGGAACACTTACAGATAAGAATGCGACTCAGGTAGATTATGGTCGCATCATCTATGTAACTAATGTAGAATCCTTCGGATTCATTAAAGTACTCAACGAAGCGTCTTGGAAGGCGACTAACAGTTACGAAGGTACAGGTACTGCATTTACCTTTGGTAATCAGACAGCACCAGGAAGATACTCCCATATTGTTGATGGTAAGGTCCGATGTAGTGGTACTGCGGATTCTTCGTTCTCTCCTACTACTGAAAGTAGGGGAGGACTTTCCTTGCATGGAAATTCTTCAATTGGCATCACTGCTATTACGACTGGAAGCGGACAGATCTTCAGTGGTGGTCTTAAGTCGGAGTCAAGAACTAAGGTATATCCTCTAGGAGAGGAAATTCTTGATTTAGAGAATCTATTTAATATTACTGGTGATGCATATGTATTGCGTCAACATGCATACGATACAGAAGGAACACTATTTAACTTCTCAAGTGTAACAGAGAAGTCTGTATTTAGTTACCAAGGTTCTGGAACTCTATTCGGATTTGGTAACGAGAGCAGAAGACTCACTTATTCATATCCAGGAACTGACCTCTTCACGTATGAAGACTATGGTCAGATTGCCGCATCTACAACACAACCCAACGAAGACTTTGGTTCTCTATTCAGAACTACTGGGGATGATGTATATGAGGTCTTCGATCGTGGCGAGATCCTCGTCAACTATACCAAGTCTCCATTCGGTCTATTCAAGCTTCGCAGCGAAACGATTGGCGCGAAACTTACACACATCACTGGTACTGGTACACTATTCAACCTTGGCGATGCTGACAGCAGGGGTCCTCAAAACCATTACGGCGAAGGATCATTTACAATCAGTGGTGCATCCAAGACAAACTTCTTGCTACAAGAGTTTGGTTCTGGACTTATCTCCACGCTATCTGGTGCAGCAGAAACAATTACTGCAAGTCCAGATCAAGAACACAAATTACTGGACTTCACGGGTTTTGCTGGACAAAGCAGATCAGCAACACCTGCTATCGAAGGTCTCGATGTCAAGGTTCAGGGTGCTGGTCTCGCCAGATTTATTCCAAGATACAATGGAAGAGTACATCTCGATATTGATGGTGGACTCGTCACAGAGAAAGTTGCTCTTGCTCATCTCGGCACAGGTGTTCTATTCGACTTCATCGGAGCAGAAGAAAGAAGAGTATACTCTTACAACACCTCGTCGATTGACTTTATTACCCATCCTGATTACGGATCTGTTGCTGATGCAGCGGCAATCTTCGATGACTATGGTGATTTAGATCTTCGATACACTGGCGAAACTGGATGGATGTCCACTCCAGACATTCGTGTTGATTATCACTATGTTCTTGATAATTATACCAACTACCCATTCGGCATCTTCCCACTCAAGGGTGAAGCACATGCTTCCAAGTCTTTTGAATACATTGCTTCTGGTCCATTATTTGTAGTCACTGGCGCAGTCGAACTACGATTCCCACCATTCCATGCGGGAGATGTACATTTTGTTGCCTATGGCGAAGTAAAAGAGAACAGATCCAAGTCTTACATTGGATTACAATCTCTGCAAATTTCTGGAGAGAAAGCAGAATCCTTTACTCCATCACCTGAAATTGTATCTGGTTCTATCTTCGCCATTGGTGGTGCAGCGGAATCCAAGACTTCTGATGAAGTATTCAACACTCTCTTCGAGATTACTGGTGCTTCTTCGGAAGTCAGAACAAGAGGATATCAAGGAACCGGTTCTATCTTCTCCAACGGCATTCTATCCGAGTCCGTCGCGAAGACGTTCCCACTCACACCTGATTATACTGCTTACCTCACTCTCACTGCTGAAGATCTCAACAACCAGACTCTCACTACTGTTACCCCAGCAGTCGAGTATACAACAAGTGGAAATGCAGCATTCGATATTGGTCCACACTTCAGATTTGGTGTCTCTGGTACTGGAGCTTCATACGAAGGCGCTTCCGGTGACAGAACTGTTGCATTTACTCTTGATCTCCGTCAGGTAAAAGAACTAACTCTCAATATTGTTAAGGGCAATAATAGTAATGGCGGAAATGCGCCAGAATGTTTCGGAGATTCAGGCGATGATTTATACTATGAAATCAATAGCGGTGGCGAGACACTATTGGTCAGTGCTTGCAATACATCGTTTGAAACTTTAAATTCTGTCACTATTTCTGTACCTGTTGCAGATAGAGTACCTAATTCTCGGGTCGTTGTTCACCAGAAATATCATAGTGGCAGCACTCTTGATGTATGGGCATTACAATCAGTTCAGTATATTATCAATGGAGTTGGAGATCAACGCAAGACTCTCTTCGATATTACTGGAGATGGAGAGTTCAGAAGAACTAAAGCACATCAAGGATCTGGAACTCTATTCGGTCTTTCAGGTGCTGTAGAATCTACAACTGTTGATGAAGTATTCGCTACTTTATTCAATATTAGTGGCGCATCTGCAGAAGTTAGAACCAGAGGATACGAAGGAACTGGTGTTATCAGCACTCTTTCTGGTTCAGCAGAATCCTTCACTGCATCGCCAGACGATCTATTCTCGCTCTTCGACTTTACTGGTTCTGTCGTCGATAAAACAAGCAAATCCTATCAAGGATTTGGAACTATATTCGGTCTTTCTGGAGCATCAGAATCCGTTGGTGCTAACCCACCAGATATCACTACAGATATTGTTATTTCTGGATTTGCTTCCGAATCCAGAGTCAGAGGATATCAAGGATTTGTACATACAGAAATCTTCAGCACCAATGTAGTAGAGAAGGCAACATTTGATTATGTTGGATCTGGTGTTGTCAGTGCCTTCTCTGGTGGTGCTGAAGTAACAACACAAGCATTCGGTTCTGACAGAGTTCTACTTGACTTCCGTGGAACTTCTGTTGAGAAGTTTATTGCTAATCCACCAGATATTAGAACAGACATCAATATCTTTGGATCTGCTTCGGCTAGAATAAATCCAAGATTTAATGGTTATGGAGTATTCTATGTTGATGTAGAGCATGTAGAAAGAGTTTCCTTTGCTCATTATGGATCTGGAGATCTATTTACATTCTCCTCACAAGAAGAAGCTGTTGTTTATTCATACAACAATTCTTCGATCGATTTCTTTATCCCAGTCGATCTTGGATTGGTTACTCTATCTGCGTCTACTCCAGCAGAACCAATTGCTCTATATCCAGAAACGGATTTTGGTACATTAGATCTTGCGTATACTGGAGAGAGAGGATGGTTCTCCACTCCAGATGATAGGCAAGATTGGCATTATATCCTTGACAATTATACAAGGTATCCATTTGGTCTCTTCGAGAAATTCAATGGTGCTGTTGTAGCCAGATTTGCAAGGGTAATAACTTTAGCAGAGGATATTTCTGCTGCTGGCACTATCAGAATTTCTGGAGAATCAGCAAACAATGTTACTCCAAACTTCAATGGATCTGGAGAAATTCGTGTACTTGGTTCTGCAGAATCCGAGAGAGTTGGATTTGCAGAAGGGTTCAATGTTCTCTTCGAGATTCATGGTGCAATTGCACAGAAGTTTACTGCTGCAGAACAAGCATTTGGAAAAATTATCCTGTCTGCAAATGCTGGTGTTTCGTTTACTGGCGCAACAACACAGGATGCAACAATCTTTATCATTGGTGCTTCTGCAGAAATCAGGACGAGAGGATACCAAGGAACTGGATTCATTTCCACACTGTCCGGTGCTGCAGAATCCTTTACTGGCAATCCAGTTGAGAGACAGATTCTCTTTGATATTACTGGTCAAAGTGTATTACGAGCAACCAAAGCACACGAGGGATCTGGAACTCTATTCGGTCTTTCAGGTGCGGCAGAATCTACAACTGTTGATGAAGTATTTGCTACTCTCCTCACTGTTAGTGGTGAAGCGGTTATCGTTTCTGCGAGAGGATACCAGGGAACTGGAAGAATCTCTACGCTGTCGGGTATTGCAGAATCCTTCACTGCATCTCCAGACGATCTATTCTCACTCTTTGACTTTACTGGCGTTGTATCGGATAGAACATCAAAAGGTTTTGTTGGATCCGGAACTCTATTCGGTCTTTCAGGTGCGGTAGAATCTACAACAGTTGACGAAGTATTCAATACTCTCTTCGATATTACTGGTGCTTCTTCACAATCCAGGACAAGAGGATATCAAGGAAGTGGAAGAATTTCTACTCTATCTGGTGCAGCAGAATCCTTTACTGTCAATCCAACGGAAAGAGAACTTCTATTCTCTGTCAGTGGACTGGCAACACAGTCTTTCTCCTTCGCAACTTACAGTGCAGAAGGAAATATCAGTATTTCTGGTCAACTCGCAAAGACTTCACTTCGCACATTTGCAGAGCAACCAGAAGTACAAGCAAGAATTTCTGGTGCTGGCAAAGAATCTTATGTACCAAACTGGAATGGCAGTGGTCGCATTTCCACACTATTTGGTACAGCAGAATCCGTCACTTTCAATACGAGAGTACCAGGACCTCTGTTCTCTATCAGTGGATTTGCTACACAAGCATTCTCCTTCGGCAATTTCGATGCAGATTCTGCAGCAAGAATTTTTGGAGAAGTATCTCTACCACCAACTCTTGTTTATGCAGAGTCTGGATTTGGAACCTTCACTGTATCTGGAGAAGGCGAATACGCGCACATCAATGTTCACAGTGGATTCGGCACAATCTTCTCCAAGGGTGTTGGTGGAGAATCTCTTACCAGAAGAATCCCAGCGTTCCAGGCAGATCTTGCTCTATCTGGATTTGCTGCAAAGAGAGCCACATTCAATCCACCAGATATTACAACAAGAATCCAGACTTCTGGAGAAATTGCTGTACCTATCAGAACCTTCAGCGAAGTATTCCAGGTCGAAATTTTTGTATCTGGAGAAGCTACAGAAAAAAGAACCAATACCTTCGAGGGAGATGGATCTCTATTTGCAGTTGGATTTGGTGGCGAATCTATTTCCAGAAAACTGCCTGCCTTCCAGGCAGATATGTTTGTTTCTGGATTTGCGGATCAAAGAGCGACATTCAGAGAAACATTCTTCGGATCTCTATTCACATTCAGTGGATCTTCTGCTCCAGAACTTCTCACCTTCGCAGAGCAACCAGAAGTTCAGATTAGAATCGATGACGAATCTACTAACTCATCAACTAATGTATACATTGGTACTGGTAGAATCTCTACACTATCAGGTGCTGCAGAAGCAGCCACCTTCAATCCTCTGGAAAGAGAACTTCTATTCTCCTTCGGCGGTGGTTTCAGTGACATCAAGATTGTCAAGGCAGAAACCAAGCAAATCGAGATCTCTATCGATGTCGATACAGATGTAAGATTCATCCCCAACTGGATCGTCGAAGGTACGATTCCTGTCAGTGGTATTGCACATACCACCAGATCTATTGTACACACAGGCGAAGGATTTATCAGCACTCTATCGGGTGTCGCAGAATCCTTTACATACAATCCAACAGAAGATACTGCACTATTCAGTTTCCTCGGAATTGCAACAATCAGATCTGCTGTTTCGGAAGTCAAGACAATCCATACTTCGATCTTCGCAGAAGATGTCAAAGTATTGGTTGTCAAATTCTTCGTTGGTTCTGGTATTATCCCAGTATCTGGTCGGAAGGATGAGAGAACAGCGAAAGTATACGAAGGAACTGGTGTTATCAGCACTCTGTCTGGTTCCGCCGAATCCTTCACTGCAAATCCAGACGATGTTACTGGACTGTTTGATATTCTTGGTATTGCAGATACAAAACCAATCAAGGTATTCACCAAGATCGGTTCTGGTGCTCTGTTCTCCAGATTTGGTGCTGGCGAAGCGAGATCAATTTCTGTTCCAATCAACGTTCCTTCTCAAGAATCTAAAGGACTCTTCAAACTGGATGGCACAGCTCCAGAGTCGTTTACTATTCCATATGAAGGATTTGGATCTCTATTCTCCTTTGAAGGACTCGAAGAAAGAAGAACATTTGCACATCAATCAGAAGGAACAGTCACAGTTTCTGGTGTTGCTTCTACCCAAAGAACCAGAGACTACGAAGGATTCGGATCTCTGTTCTCGTTCATCGAAGCAGAATCTGCTGTCAGATTTATTCCTTCTACCCGCACAGTTCTCTTCGATATTACTGGCGAGTCTGTATTCAGAACAACTCAAGCACACGAAGGAAAAGGAAGTCTCTTTACATCCTTCACTGCTGGACAATCCAGAACATACAAACTTCCACAACATCTGGTTCCAAACCTCATCTTCAAAGGTGCGGCAACGATCAAGAATACCTACCAGTATCAAGGTCAGAACCATCTGGAGATCACAGGTTCTGCACAAGAATCGTTCACTTCAACAGTATATGAAAGAGATGTTCGTCTTAAGACATCTGGAAATGCATCTCAAAGATTCGTTGCTACAGAAGAAAGTCAAGGTGGAACAATCAAGGTTCGTGGTACAGCAACGTTCCTTATCACCAACGCATTCCAGACATATACATTATTCGATATCGTTGGTATCGCCAATGTTGCGAAGTCTGCTGCCTTTGCTGGATCTGGAACAATATTTACCTTCATCAATGGTAAGGAGATACAACCAGACAAGGGTTATCAAGGATCTGGAACAATTACTCTACGTGGAGAATCCGTAGATACGAAGGTCAGTGTTGCCCCCGAACGCACTTACGGATGGATTATTTAATAGTATAAATATTATCAGTAACCATATACCTTTTACGTCATGACCACCCAGGTACAATTTAGACGTGGTACTACTTCTGAACATGCCCACTTTGTTGGGGCAGAAGGCGAATTAACTATCGATACTGATAAAAATATGGCAGTCATCCACGATGGCGTGACCAATGGTGGTTTTGATGTGTTTAGAGCAAGATGGGAAAGAATTAATTCTGACACTCTTCTTGGCACAAACTTACGTTATTTGGTAGATACTACAAACAATGGTATTACTTTAACTTTACCATACTACAATAATGGTCTGGTTCCAAAACCAGGAGATGTAATTGAGTTTGTTGATTCTGCATTTACATGGCATATAAATAATGTGACAATAACAGATCCTACCGGAAGACAATTTCAAAATAATGAAATGGTGATAGATTCTCCTCTGGTTTTTGATGTAAAAGGTGGAAAAGTTCAACTGATCTGGGAAGGAGTTTACTGGAGAGTAGTCGTATGACAATGTTCTTAAGCGATTTTTATCGCGCTTCGGATACAGTTACAACTGGAAACGGATCAGATGATTTAGGTAATGACTTTTTCATCCATGCATTAACAAGAGATGATAAGGGTATGCTTACATACACCAAAATCAGATCTATTGATCCAACTGAAGTCGCTGATTTCACGCGAAAAGATGGTACACCATACCTGGATATCGCAACTGGATTGTATGATTATGTAGAGGAAACTACGGAAGAAAAGTCTCTATATAATAATGCTGAAGATCGTTATCAACAATTTAGGTTTGATGAACGAAAACTGTCTTATTTTGTAGACAGTGACGGATACCTTGTTATCCGTTTCAATGAAGATTATGATTATACCACCGAAGGTCCCAAGTAAGGAAAGTAAACTAAAATGGCTGATTTCAGATTAGGTAGATTAAAGTTTAATTGGACTGGCAACTGGTTAGCTGCCACCGATTACGTCATTGATGATATCGTCAAGTTTGGCGCGAATACTTATGTTGCGAAAGCAAATCACACTTCGTCTTCTAACGAGACTATGTGGTATTCCCAAGATGCACAATACTGGGATGTACACACAGAAAGTTTAGATAACAAAGGGGATTGGCAGGGTAGTGCGTTTTACAAACTTAACGATCTCGTTAAGTATGGCAATACCGTATATCGCGTAACCGAAGCACACACTTCAGACGCAGCAGATTTCGTAGCAAACGAAAGCAAATTTGAATTGTTTGTTGCTGGTTTAGTATTTGAAGATACTTACGATGCTGCAACTACATATCAACCAGGGGATATCGTATCCTATGGTGGTTATACTTATGTTGCAACAGATATTCATTCAGGATCTGCACCTAACCTATTAGTTAGTTGGGAAATCGTTACTACTGGATTTAAAGTAGTTGGTATTTGGGATGTTGCAACAGCATATAAGCAAGGAGATGTTGTTCTTCTCGGTGGTAATTCTTACGTATCAAAAACAACTAATACTGGACAAAACCCAGGATCAAGTGCCGCTGATTGGGACTTCATTGTCGGTGGATTCACTTGGCAAGGTATTTGGGATGTTTCCACTACTTATTATCAGGGAGATGCTGTTGTACGTAACAGTAACTCGTATATCGCAGTTGCAGAATCTACTGGCGAAGAACCAGAAACTGATGCTACTGGCACATATTGGAACACCTTGGCAGAGGGTGCCCAAGCAAATGTTCTGACAGATACTGGAGATATTCTATATCGTGCTGGCGCAGGTGCTGCTCGTCTACCGGTTGGATCAACTGGTCAAGTACTTGCTGTTAGTGATGCAGGAGTTCCCCAGTGGGAAAATAACAATGTAACCGATCCTGTTTACTACGTAACCGAAGAAGGTTCTGACACTAACTCTGGAGAAAATATTTCCAGATCATTTGCTTCATTAAACTACGCAGTAACTCAAGTTACTGGACCAGCAACCATCTACGTTAAAGCTGGTACTTACTTCGAGACACTGCCTATTGTTGTTCCCGAGTATGTCTCTATTGTTGGCGACAACATGAGAACATCAACTGTTAAACCAAATGCAGGTCAAAATAGTAACGTTCTTGAATTAACTTTATCAGGAACTGTTGGAGATGAATATAAAGTAGATGGTTTATTAGTAAGCAATGGTGCTGGCACCAAAACTGCTTATGTTCTTCACACCAAGATTGTTAGTGGTAATGATGTTATCCAGATTCTACCAGTTAGTGGTGGCGACTGGACGACTACTGATACTTATGAATCAGGAGCATCAGATACTCCTATCGGAATCGTAGACAATGTTCTTAACGAACATGCAACGTTGTTCTACATGTCCAACAAGACTATGCTGAAGGATCTTGTTATGGATGGTATGGAAGGTTTTGTTCCTTCTGCTACCGACCCAAAAGATTTAAACACAGCAACAATCAAGGGTGTATTCCTCCGCTTGTGGCCTAACTCACCAACAACCAAGTCACCTTATATCTCACAGTGTTCTGCATTCTCGCAGGCTGGTGTTGGTGCTATTGTTGATGGTCATGTTCACAAGAAGTGGGAAGGAACTGCAACTCCGTCGAACAAGTCGATGCTGTTTGACTCCTTCACCCAAATCCACGAGAGTTGTGGCGTTGGTTTCTGGTTGACAAACAACGGAAACTCCGAAATCGTATCTTGCTTCACTTATTACGCACATATTTCTTACTGTGCTTCTAATGGTGGTAACATCAGATCTCTGGCAGGTAACTCTTCATGGGGTAACTACGCTATTATATCTTCAGGATTTAACGCAGACGAAGTTACTATTGATGGTAAAATTGATGGTGAAGAACTAAACTATCAACCAGAGACACTTTCTGACGTATTCATTGTTGGAGAAAGAATCGAAGGTTTCACCTCTGGTGCAATTGCTGAAGTTCTTTCAATACAAATTGGTGCAGCAAAAATTCTAATCAGACCACTGAAAGGAACATTTATTGCTAACGAAACTATCACTGGTGACGATTCCGCATCAGTTGCTATTTTAGATACAGCAGCAACTTATCAGGATGGTCAGAAAGGATTTACTCTTATTGTTAGAGACCTTGAGGCAGCACCAAAACCTGGTGGTTCTATTGAATTCATCACTGGTACTGGCGGAGAAGGTGCAGACATCTTCACTTATGTTATTTCCAATTCGTCTTACAAAGTTCCTGATGGAAAAGGCGATTTAACTGTTACCAGAGGTGCTTTATCAACATCTTCTGTTGTTCATGATGGTCTATCTGACATTGTTAGATATACAGTTGGCGGTCAAACAACTTTGACCTCTGCACCTGCTGCTGGCGATACCACACTTGATGTTACAAGTATTTCTGGTATGGTCAACGGTGGATTCCTGATTATTGATGATGAAATGGTTGAAGTTACTGGATTCCCAGGACCAACTCAAGTTAGTGTAACTAGAGGAGTACAAACAACAACCGCCGCACCTCATAATGCTGGCGCAGTTGCAACTTCAATTACTGCATATAACCCAACACAAACAGAAAACATTGGTGATTTAGACAACTCACAAACTACTATCAGAGTCTATAACGAAGATAGTATTCTTTCTAGTGATTACATCAGAATTGATAATGAGTTCATGCTTGTTTCTTCATCAGTAGAAGATCCTAATGGTCAAGTAACTCTTATTCTTGCTGAAGAGAAACCCAATCCTTCTTACAATGGACAGGACTTCAAGATTAGATACCTCTATTCACAGGTAAGATTGACTGGTCATGATTTCTTGAACATTGGAACAGGAACCAAGACACAGACTAACTTCCCCGGTCTACCTATTCAATCACCTGCTCCAGGTAATGAAGTTACAGAGAACTTCCCAGGTCGTGTTTATTATGTTTCTACTGACCAAGATGGAAACTTCTCGGTTGGTAAATACTTCAAAGTTAACCAGTCAACTGGTAGCACACTTTTGAATGCATCTTCCTTCGATCTGTCTGGTCTATCATCACTTCAACTGGGTTCTATTGGTGGGCAAATTGGTGAATCTATCACCGAGTTCTCATCAGATATAACACTGTCTTCCGATAGTAATCAAAAAGTTCCAACGGAATCTGCAGTTAAAGGGTATGTGGATAGTCAATTAGTCAAACTGAAAGGCTATGCTTTCTGGGCAGGTGGAATCTGATACCAGTAGAGGGTGTTTATACACCCTCTTTTTATAAATAACTAAAGAATAAATATCAAGCTTTTTTCAATAAGGAGAACGTTAAATGGCTTCTGGAGTCCTAGGGCAACAATCCCTGAATGCTACTACAAATACTACAGTATATACGACCCCTGCGGACACCGTATCATACGCAAATATTAATGTGGTAAACATTAATGCAGTACCGGTTACTGTTCGCATTGCATTATCAAATGGTGCTACACCACTAGCAGCAGAGTACCTTGAGTATGAAGCAGAAATCGCTGGTTATGGTGTTCTTGAAAGAACTGGTATCGTCCTTAATGCAGGAAAACGTCTCGTAGCTTATGCTAACACTTCAAGTGTTACTGTAGCGTGTTACGGTGTAGAAGAATCAACTGTTTAATAAATAACAAGTATAAAGGAGCATAAAACCAATGGGACGTTCTATTAGTACACCTACAGAATCTAGAGCAAGTGTAGCAGTAAATACCACTCACTCAATTTTATCAGGAGAAATTCTTCTTCTTGACACTTCTGGAGGATCAACTTTCACAGTAACTCTTCCTGCTAACCCAAGAGTTGGAGACAGAGTTAATTTTATTGATGCTGCTGGAAACTGTGGCACAGTCAAGGTAACTGTTGCTAGAAATGGCAACAAAATTGCCAATATTGCAGATAATTTAGATATTGATATTAAAAATACATCTTTAGAATTGTACTTTACCGGTACTTCTTACGGATGGTCTATTCTTTCTAACTAATTAATATTACTAAAGGAGGGATAAACAAATGTCAAGTTTAAGAGATTTATTAGATTTTGCAACAGAAGCAGATTTGCCACCAGTTACTGCGTTTGGTCAGGCTGGTATCATGTTTTCTTTCCGAGGGTTGCAATGTGCCCAAGGTAATGCATGTGACAGTTATGAAGGTCAGAGAATGTGCTGGTGTGTTCCTCCTTTAGGAGGATGCAAACTTCGGGTGGAAATCTGGGGCGGCGGCGGTGGCGGCAGTGGATCGTCATGCCAAGGTTTAGGATCTACAGGATATGGAGGAGAATATAATAGTAGAATTCTTTGCGCCAGTCAGGTAGGATTAAGTAACTTTGACAACGCATGTTATCTTATGTGCGTTGGTATGGCAAACTGCTGTGCTAACTGCGAGGGCAGTTGTAAGGGTTGTAAGAGTTATGTAAACGGTCCTGGTCTTTCTAACTTCTGTGCAGAAGGTGGTTATGGTGGTAGACAAAATGGTATTTGCTGTGGCAACACCAACCCATTTTGGTCTTGTAAGACGCAGATTTCAAACTGCTGCTGCAGCAACTGCGGATACACACCAGCATATTGCTGCTGGCACGAAACAACAAATGCTCCTTTCGACAAATCAGATAGAATAGAGAAAGAAGAAGAAGGTACTTGTTATAATGGCATTACCGCTGCATATATTCACGGCGATTGCTCTTCACGAGGTTTGGCCGGAAGAAAGCAATTCATCCCAATGCCCGGTGGTTTGATAGGTAAGTATGGTACATATGCAGCATTTGGTAACCATTGTACCGAGTGTAGTGCTTCTGCTGGTTGTTGGTCTAATTCCGAACCAGAAAGAGCAAATAACAGTGGCGGTATTTTCCCAGGTTTAGGTAGTAGTTCTTGCTCATGGGGAGGTCCTCCAGGAATGGGAGGAACTGGTAGCAATATGGGATGTTGCTATTGTTGTGTTTGTGGTGGTACAGGTGCCACTGGAGCCGTTAGGTTCACCATCTATCAATCATCAGGAGCGTAATAAGTCATGGCTGGTATTAGAAATTTATTAGGAAAAGAGTTTACCTCTTCTGTTAGTGGTTTAGGCACAACTTCAGAACCGATCCATGACGGAAAAGTTTTCATATTCATGGATATGAATAGGAACTTTTATTGTGACTGTGCTCAAACTAACTGTATCAGGAACTGGTGTGTACCATGTGGCGTTACGCGAGTAACGTTTGAACTCTGGGGTGGTGGCGGCGGCGGTGCTGGCGGTTGCTGCTGTATGAGCGGTATTCCTGGTACTACAGGTGCATATTCCGTCAAGACTTTAAATTATCCTGATATTCAGGGTGGTTATTGTTATGGATTATGTGTAGGAACTGCAACCTGTCATGATTCTAGTAAACGTGGTTGCCGAGGATGTAAAACTTATATCACCGGAACTGGTCTTTCTAACTTCTGCGCCGATGGCGGATTTGGTGGTTGCACTTGCTGCGGTATTTGGCAAAATGCATCAAATTATAGTGAAGATAGAATCGACTTCTACGAGGCAGGTGCATGTTTAGGTTGTGGTCCTGCAGCATATGGTGGAGATTGCAATATTAACGGTAGGGCAGGATTTATTAGATCACAATGTAATGGACCTGGATGCGCTGTAAAAGCGATGCTTCCATACCCACCAAGAATTATCGATCATAGTGGCGGATGGGCAACTACTTCTTATAAGTGCAACCATTCATGTGGTGAGGATAACCATTGTTACATCAATATGCCGTTCTCTGGAGATCCTTATTGCTGTAATTTGGGTATTCCTGGATTTGGTAATGCAAGTGCGATTAGTTGCGGATCCTGCTGTAAGTGTGGTTCGACAGGTCCTGGTGGTATGATCCGGATCACCTATTGCTCCTGCTGGATGGGAGTCAGCTCGGATTGTTCTCTACATATGTGTAATTAATAGGTTAAAAAAAATGGCAACTAACTTACGAGATTTATTAGGTATTCTGTCTACTGGACAGGCTCAAAGCGGTTCAGATCCCGACACCCTATTACCATCATATCCTTTGAAGGACTACAATGTTCAATACATTGGTCCTGCTGATATTATGCAGGGTGTTGATGAGCCACTCAACAGATCTACAGTAAACCACAATACTTACTACCCAAACTGGACTATCCCTTCAGGAACCACAGAGGTTCTATTTGAAGCATGGGGTGGTGGCGGTGGTGGTGCCGTTGCTTGCTGCTGTGCTCACGGTCCTGGTGGTGGCGCTGGCGCTTATGTATATAAGAAAATCCAAGGCGCTGATGTAGTTCCTGGATGCCAATATCAAGTTTGTGTTGCAGAGAATAACTGTAGAACTTCATCCAAAACGGGACGTAGAGGATGTAAAAGTTTTATTACAGGAAATGGTCTCTCCAACTTCTGCGCCGAGGGCGGATTTGGTGGCTGTATGTATATCCAAGTTCAAGGTTGTACTTGGTTGACGCCAAGAAGAAATGAATCTCAATGCACTTATGGATGCTGTGCAATATACTATGGTGGTGATGGTGGTGCTGTGGGTCTCCCCGGTGCATATTATGCAATCTGTTATATTAACAGATGTCATAACAAGTTCTTCTTCCCATATCCTGGTGGATTGGTAAGTGCTAAAGGAGGATATGTTTCTTCCAGACACCAGTGTGGTTACTGCAACTGCAACTACTGTGAGTGGTGTGCAGCTAAAAAGACAGTTGGATTTGGTCAAGGCAACGCTTGCTGCTCAAGCGGAGTTCCTGGATTGGGTGGTGTTACTGCACATTCTTGCTGTAACGGACCCATCTGTGGATCTGGCGGTCACGGCGGATTGATCCGTATTAGTTACAAGTAATTCGGAATTCCGAATATTTATTTTACCTATTATTTTTATAAATACTATCACAAAAGGAATGTATAAAGGTCATGTCTGATATTTCTAAAGCATATTCATATAAGTTACCTGATTCTTATTACGGTTCAACTTCTGTAGATGGCAATACTGCCACTGCAGTTTATAATGGACCAGCAAAAGGATTTGTTTTTGTTGGTTCGGAGGATGGTCTTCTCCACGCTGATGAAGGTTTCCATCCGTGGACAGGAAACCAAGAAGAAAAAGAAGGTATGGAAGTGAGAGCAGGTATTTCACGTAAATTGGTAGTTCTTGATTGTACAACCAGTGATGATGATACAGTTATTGCTTCTATTTGTCTTGGACAAAATTACTCCACTGATGATTGGAAGACTGTTTCATATACTTTAGATGGTGAATCAGAACCATATCATACGGATCCAGATCCTCTTCCTTTTAATGATGTCTTTAATATTGATAAAGTTACTTATAATTTAGAAACAGAATCTTGGAATATTGATGCTATTCCTTTTGCATCTTCTCCCATGACTATGGAAGAGCATAAGCAAATGAGAGATGATTTAATTCTACAAGCGCAAGATTTTATTGCTGCTGAAGAGAATGAAGTGACTGAAGATCAGACTACTGCTCTCAATGCATACATTACTGAACTTCAAAATCTTTACACCAGATTTTCCGGTGTTCATCAAGCGAAAATCGGTTATCCAGCATGGCCTATTGAGCCAGTTAATAACGAAGATGATCAAGCAGAAGCAGGTGCTGATGTAGGTCCTGGTTGATATAATCAAATAAAAATATATGAGGGGAGTGGGAAACCACCCCCTTTTTTTAGTGCCTAAATAATTATACTTAAATCATTGTAGATTGATTTTATGAGACCTAAATCATTTTTTGTTAATGGCGGTGCTGGTCGTGTGATCTGTTCGATTCCTGCTTTCGAGAAGTATCAGGAAGATCATCCAGACGAAGACTTTGTAATTGTTTGTGAGGGCGGAAGCGATTTCTTCCGAGGACATCCTACTTTATACAGCAGGGTTTACGACCACTGGCACAAAAACTTGTTTGAGGATAAACTAAAAGATACTGATATTGTTACTCCAGAACCTTACAGAGTTTGGGAGTATTATAATCAGAAGTGCAATCTTCCACAAGCATTTGATATCGCTATCAACAACAAAGGAATTAGAGAACTTCCAGATCCTACTATTAAATTGACCAGAGATGAAGTGGTCAAAGGTATGATGATCGTTTCGGAAGTTAGGCAGAAAACAAATAAAAAGAAAACAGTTGTCTTCCAACCTTTTGGTAGAGGAATTCAATCTCAAGGTAACTTAATTTTTGATTCTTCAGGAAGAAGTTTTGAATATTATAATGCTATCTCTATTGTTAAAAGATTACAAAAAAAATATTCTGTTATTTGGTTCAGTGAAGTTCCTTTAAATCCTGAAGAAGCAGGTTTGAAAGATACTGTTTCTGTTCCAGCATCTCAAGGTGTGGACCTTCGTTCATGGGCAGGTATTGTAAAAGAAGCAGATATTTTTCTTGGGTGTGATTCTGTTGGACAGCATTTAGCAAAATCATTTGATACTCCAGCAGTTGTTGTAGTAGGATCTACGTTTGCTGAAAATATCTCATATCCTGATTATGAAAAATTTGATCTTCTTGATATGGGAGAAGGACAAAGAGTTTATGATCCTATCAGAATCACTATGGATGATGAATCATATAGATCAAATGATGGTATCATGGCTATGAATGACAAAGTAGAAGAGGTCATTATTAAATCAGTGGACAAACTGATGAACAAGTGGTATAGAAAGCCCGCTCAAGAAGTAATCTTGCCAGAAGAATTTGGTTGCGGAGACCAAGGTTGTGATACTCCACAACAATCAGCTCCAGATCAAAAGAAAGAAAAACCAAATATTTTTCAAGTTACGCAGGATGCAATTGCATCAAAACCACCAGGGTTTTCCAACTCTGTCAATATTGCAAAATAATTAAGGAACTGAAATGACAACTATTTTATCGATTGCCAGAGGACATAATGGCAGTACAACTTTGATGAAAGATGGAGAGATTATTTTTTATCTGGAAGAAGAAAGACTTTCCAGATTTAAATATGATGGTACTCCGTTAATGGGTATTATTAAAGCATTTGATTATGTCGATACTATTGATCATTTGGTGGTATGTCACACTCATCGTCACGGTCCTACTGCTGACTGGACTGGAGAAGATATTTACGAATCCCTTGTAAGAAAAATTGCCAGAAAAAAGTTTGAGTTTAAGACTCACTTTATCGATAATATTCATCATGAAATGCATGCATCATGTGGATTTTATAATTCAGGATTTCAAGATGCTGCTATTGTAATCGCTGATGGCGCTGGCAGTTTCCTTGATATAGGAGAACCCATTAAAGATGTTGGTTACGAGTTTGAAACTATCTTTGATGCTGATTACGAAAATGGTTTTGATACTGTATGGAAACATATCGGAACCCGGACTCCTTGTGGTATGTTTGAACAGGATAATGTTTTTGTTACAGAATATCCTGGTCATACAAAAATGTATGAAGCTGTAACACAATACTGTGGGTTCCCATCTATCGAAGCCGGTAAACTTATGGGTCTGTCTCCTTATGGCAAACCTAACGAAGATCTCCCTTCATTTTTTGCATCTGATGGAGAGTGGGGTAATAGAGAATTAATTATTCCAAATTATCCAAATGCTGCTCAATTAAACTATCAACGTTATGATATTTTAAAGGAGGATGTAAATCGTCATAGAGAAAATGAATTTACTGATGTGCAGAAAGATCTTGCTTACAAAATTCAGCAAGAAACATCGGATAGAATGGTAACATTAATTCGTAGAGCACATGAGTTAACAGGAAAAACTAATATTGTTGTCTGTGGTGGTTACGGTCTCAACTGCGTTGCGAACTACAAGTATTGGAAGGAGTTTCCTGATCTCAATATCTACTGTGAACCTATCTCACATGACGGTGGTACTTCTATTGGTGGAGCAAAATATGTACACCATAAGATAGAAGAAACCAAGACTCCCAGCAAGCAAGAGTCTGTTTACTATGGTCCTCAATATGATCCCGCTGGTTATGAATCAGATTTAGAAGGTCTGGAAGTTACTGAAACTTCTTATGATGGTGTCGCTAAACTGATTCGTGAAGGTAACATCGTAACCATCTATCAGGGTCGTTCTGAAGGCGGTCCACGAGCACTTGGCAACAGATCTATTCTGTTCGACCCCACAGCAAAAGATGGTAAAGATTATGTCAATACCGTCAAGCATCGAGAGTGGTTCCGCCCATTCGCATGTTCGATCAAGAAAGAAGCAGTTCATGATTGGTTCGACCTTGCTGGTCGCGAGGAGACACCTCACATGATGTATGCTGTCAAGTGTCACGAGGGTGTGGCAGAAAAGATTCCTTCAGTTATTCATGTTGATGATACATGCCGCATTCAAACTGTAACTCCAGAGCAGAATGAGCATTACTATAATCTCATTGATGCTTTCGAGAAGTTGAGTGAAGTTCCCGTCTTGTTCAACACCTCATTCAACCTTGGAGGAGAACCTCTGGTTGAAACTATTGAAGATGCTGTAAAGACTCTGAATAACTGTGACATTGAATACCTCTATCTGCCAGAGATTCAGAAACTTGTCTATGTACCGAATGAATGAAAATATCTTTTGTTAACGGATGCTTCGATGTGCTTCATCCAGGGCACATCGAACTGTTAAAATACGCCAGGTCTTTTGGAGACTATCTTATTGTTGCTATTGATTCCGATAGGAAAGTAGCAGAGATGAAAGGTCCCAATAGACCTATTTTTTCGCAAGGAGATAGGTCAAACATGTTATCGTCAATAAGATATGTTGATGTAGTTCATGTGTTTGATACCAAGGAAGAGTTGGAAGATTTGCTTGAATCGATTAAACCTGATACAATGGTTGTAGGTTCCGACTGGAAAGGAAAAGAAGTAGTAGGTTCGCACTATGCAAAATCAGTTCGGTTTTTTGATCGACAAGGAGAATACTCCACCACCAAAACAATTAAAGGTACTGCTTATCGGTGATACATGCATTGATAGATATGTGTATGGCAAATGCTCCAGATTGAGTCCAGAAGGTCCTGTACCGGTCCTTGAAAAGACCAGGGTACAACAGACCAACGGGATGGCATGGAACGTCAGAGAGAACCTTATGGCGTTTGGTATCGATGTTTACATCATGACCAATGAGAAGAGACCAATCAAGACCAGGTTTGTTGATGAAAAATCTAATCAACAAATTATGAGATTAGATGAGCTTGATGAGATTGAACCATTTGAATGGGATATGCCCAAAGAAGACTTTGATGCAATGGTTATCTCTGACTACAATAAAGGATTTTTATCTGAAGATAAGATCTTTGAACTATGTGACTGGTTCAAAAAACCTGTTTTTATCGATAGTAAAAAAACTAACTTACCAAGACAGTGTTTTATCAAACTAAATGATATTGAAGCAAAAAAGTTGGAAGGAGAATATCCTTTCTTGATTACCACAAAAGGATCTGAAGGTGCTACTTTCAAAAATAAATTGTATCCTGGAACTAAAGTTCCTGTATTTGATGTAGCAGGTGCGGGTGATACATTTTTATCCGCTATGGTATTCTATTATCTCAACAGTGGTGTTATGGAGTCTGCTATTCCTTTTGCAAATAAAGCTGCTGCTATTGCTGTATCTAATCCAGGAACTTATGTATTAACAGAGGATGATGTAAATGATCTATGTAATTGACATTGATGGTACTATTTGCACCAGCAATAATGGTTATGAATTTAGCGTTCCGTTGGAAGATAGAATCACCCACATCAATGAGTTGTATAATAGAGGACACTACATCAAATACTTTACTGCAAGGGGGATGGGGAGACATGAGGGCGATGTCGGCAAAGCATTTACACAGTTCTATACTATGACACAAGAACAGTTAAAGAAGTGGGGATGCAAGTATCATGAGTTGATACTTGGGAAACCATCTGGCGATATATACATTGACGACAAAGGAGTGAGTGATGTCGGATACTTTAGTTAAGCACGTACCCAAAGGTTGGGGATATGAGAAATGGATTGTCAACAACGGAGAGTATTGTGGCAAGCTTCTTTTCTTCGAGTCAGGTAAGAAGTGCTCGTGGCATTATCACAAACTAAAACACGAAACTTTCTATCTACATTCAGGTAAAATCTATCTGTATTATGGTTTTGATGATGATCTGTATACAGCTGATCGCACAGTATTAACCCCTGGAATCCCTTTCGAGGTTCCCAGAGGCATGAGGCATCAAATGGTTGCCTTGGAAGATTCTGAATTATATGAGTTCTCTACTACACACTTTGACTCTGATTCTTATAGGGTTCTGACTGGAGATTAACATACTCTTGAACTGTTTTAAATTTATATCCAAACCAATCCATAGAAGTTCTTGTATCATATTGATACTTGCCTTTTAAATTTTCGGGGAAGGGGATCTCTATGATCTCCGCCCCGTATTTTTTTGCAATGATTTCTGCAATCTCTTTGAAAGAATATGAATGATTAGATCCCATATCGTAAATACCAGATCCACATCTATTGTTCGGAACAATATTAACGATGTCGTCTACACAAATAAAGTCGCGATATATATCTTCAGATCCTTCAAAAATTTTAATCTGTCCAGTAAGTTTTGCTTGTTCAGTAAACTTACTAATAGGACTGCGTTGATCTCCTTTATGCTCCTCGCCGTCACCATAGACATTGAAGAATCTAAATCCTTGAATTTTATTAAACTTGTCAATATTATCTTGAACCCAATAATCTACTTGAACTTTAGTCATTGCATAATAGTTCAATGGATTGATAGTTCCATCTGTTAGGTTTCCATACACAGAAGCAGACGAAGCATATCTTACAGGGATTTGATATTCTATTGCTTTCTCAAATAACTTTATTGTTAGTTCCACATTATAAAAATGAAGTCTATTAAGATCTTTTTCTGTTGTTGATGAGATTGCACCCATGTGAATTATTTCATCAACATCTTGCCATCTATTAAATCTTTCTAAAATGTGAATGGCATTATGTTGTTCTACGCCAAGGTTTTGTTCGTATTTTTTAGCAAAATGAGATCCAATAAAACCTGCACATCCTGTAATCATTTTCATTATCTTAACCTCATTATAAATAGTTTTAACATAAAGTGTATTTATCCAAGACAAGGGAAGCGGTATGTCATCACAACCAACGTTTGGTTACTTGGCGGGGGTAACTCCAAGTACACAAAACAGAAATACCTTATTGTATACGGCAGGAGCATCGGAGCTTGCTGCAGGTACAGTTATTGTAACTCATAAAAATCCATACCCAACAAAGATTAGAATTTTAGTTGTTGATACAAATGACTACGATCCCAGTAGTGCTGCAGCAGTTCCTCAAGTAGCGACTAAATCATTCTGCTATTTTAACACATTTATTGGTGAAGGGGACACATTCGAGACTCAATCATTATTCGTTTCTGATAATCAATCTTTATTAGTATGGTCTGACCGACCAGATACAAACTTTGTATTCCAGGGTTCTGTAGTTACTCTCCCAGAACTTGGTTCTGGTCTTATTGCTTCCAAGGTAGTTGATAAAGAAGAGAGACAAGAGATTCTCTTTACCAATGCTGCTGATGATCAAAAAACGGTAAACATCTTTGCTTGTAATAAAGGTGCAGATGTTGCTCGAATCCGCATGGGTGTTGCGGATTCTGGAAGACCATATCCATATATTGATGCGACAGAATATTATGACTTCAACATTAAGTTGAGTCCTGGTCAAACATATTCTAGATTATCCGTAAGAGTAGGTAATGATAAGAGTGTAATTGTTAGATCTGATAGTAAAGATGTAAACTGGATTGCATTAGGAACATCAAATTTTGAATCGACTACTCAAGTAAGTCTTGCACTTCCCGGAAACTTAACTATTGGTGGGACTGCTACTTTCCAAGGAGAGTCTGTATTCACAGATGATGTAACAATCAACTCACCCGAGATTGATTATAGTCTTTCAGTTCTTCGTGGTTATAATATAAATGATGTAAATAGTTGGTACATTGATAGTAATACCGGCACATCTCAATTTACTAATACAAATGTTACGTCAGACTTAACAGTTGGTGGGTCTATCAATGTCAATAACGGAGCTTTTACTGTAGATCCAACAACAGGTGATGTTTCTGTTGCTGGAGCACTTTCTGCAGGAACTTTCAATTATGAAATCTCTATTGACGGTGATTTAGATCTTCTAAATAATAGAGTGATAAATATGGCAGAACCACAAGCAGCAAGTGATGCTGCGACACGTAGGTACGTAGATAACTACGCTATAATTTATGCGGTTGCTCTCTCATAAGAACGAATCTGGAGTTTTAGATGGCTAAAAAACAAATTAAAAATTACGCCTTTAACCCAGGTGTTGCAGGGGCGGGTACTTTAAAATTTGTTGGTAGGTATAGAGAGGAAGAAATTCTTCTGGTTACTAATGTTAGTGCTGGAGATGTTCTTTCTTCTTTTGCTGATGCAAGTAAACCGATTTCTCTTGATTATATTCTTGTAAATCCATTAAGTACTGATACAGATTTTCCTTCTGCACACAACGAAGCAGATTATCTTACTATCGTTACATTTTTGTATGATACAACACAATATAATTCTGATGATGCTATTCAAATCTTTACAGAAAATGAAGAGCAAATAACCAGACCTTGGGATTTTGGAACTGATGCTATTGAGCGTACTCGTGTAGCTCAACCACAATCAATGCTTGATGCTGATTTCGAGTATGGCATTCAACCAACAAAGTGGCAATCTTTGGATATGTTTAGAAACTATCCATCTTTGTTTGAAGTTCCCGGAACTAGTATTGGTATTTCTTCAATCAGTACTGACGCATCATCAGGAACAAATTTTGTTGGTCCTTCCAGAATTACAGTGCAATCTGTATTAGAACATGGTCTTGCTGAAGGAGATCCAGTTAATGTTCGTGGTGTCGCTGATTCAGTTTTTGGATATAGTAAAGCTGAAGGATCTTTTGTTGTTGCCGAAGTTGTAAGTACAACTGAATTTAACTTTTTTGCTAAAGGTAAGGTAGGAACTTTACAAGGAACTCCACTCCTCACTAACTTTACCGATATTAAAAAATCCGGATTTTATACTGGTGCCGCAATTGGTACACCATCATTTAGTGTTTTATCTCAAGGTGCTTCGGGAAGTGTGTTATCTGACCAGGTTTCTCCTGGTTCCCAATCTACCATTGGTTTAACTGCATCAGCAGTAGTTCCACCAACAGGAGCTCCTGTCATTGGTGTAGGTGTAGCATCTGGTTCTCAAGTTACCGCAAACGTTGCATCTTCATTTGATAAAGAAGTAAACACATCATTTGTTGCTCCAGCCTCAAGTATTGTTTTGAATGATGTTACTGATATTGAAGTTGGGCATGCTGTATCTGACGAAGGTAACGGCAACGTTTTTGTAACTAATATTACTAATAACGAAGTATTTTTTACTGGGGATATTTTATCAGATAAAACTGGTAATAACCTCAGCCAAGATTTTCATAATGTCTCTCCATTAAATTTTGGACAAGGTTATGGTGCAAGATATAATGTTTCCAGAACTTCTGGGGCGTACAGTGCTACCATCTCTACATTATCTTTCTTTCAGAATGTAGAACCAGAAAGTTATTCAGGTACATTTGGTAGCGGGGTTAGGTTTAATGTCACAATTGATCATGCTACAAGTTCTTACAACAATGTAGATTTTACTTCTGATGGAGTTTCTTATTCTGCTACAGAAACCGTAACTATTTTAGGGACAGCATTAGGAGGTGCTACTCCTGCCAATGATTTACTCATTACTATCGACACGGTAGATGCTGTCGGTAAAGTTCTCACATTTACCGCTAATGGATCTGCAGTCGCAACATCAACTAATCCTAATGTTGGTCTGCAGTATGTTGCTGGAGAATCACTGGTAATATATGGCACACAACTTGATGGACAATCTCCAGATAATGATTTAAAAATTAATGTTTTAACTGTAGATACTGGTGGTGAAATTCTTACTTTCAATGTAACAGGAACTGGCATTCCTCCAAATCAAACTTACGGTGGCCTTACTGGATCTGGAGGGACTGGACAAAATTCATCATTTAATGTTGAAAGAATTGGTGGTGGTTTAACAGAAAGTCAATCGGAAGAAATTACCATTGGAGGAGTTATTGAAACTGGTGATGTATTTACTGTAGATATTGATGGTTTTGTATCCGCTTATACTGCATTGTCAGGTGATACGATTACCGCTGTTAGAAACGCTCTCATTAGTGACATAAACACAAAATCAATTGCGGGTGATATTGATGTCTGGGCAACTCCTGGAAGTACATCGGAGATTCTTCATGTTGACGGTTTAACCGGTGGTGTAGCATTTACAATAACAATTAGCACTAATGATACCGGCGGAGCATCTGCCGATACACAAACGTTTGTTATTAATCAATTAAAAGCAGCATCAAATAGTTCAGGTACGCCATCATATAATACTATCATAGGTAATCCCGGTAGTGATTATAGTATTGGAGAAACTATCACTATTACTGGTGATCAATTAGGTGGTACTAGCCCAACCCATGATCTAACTATTAATATTCAAACAGTTGATGCAAATGGATCTATCGTAACTTTTACTGAATCAGGAGCTCCTGCAAGTGGAGATTCATCATACGATGATCTAACTGCACAACAAGCTGCTACTGGTGCCGCTATCAAGGCAACAATTAATGATAATGGAGAGTATATTCCTGTTGTTGGTTCTCCAGGAACAAATTATAATATTGGATATGAACTATTAATTAATGGTAGTATTTTAGGAGCACTTTCTCCTGATAATGATATGACGGTTACTGTAGATAGCGTTGACTCAAACGGATCTATTACAGAAGTATCCGCAGTTGGTACTCCAGCATCTGGAGATGTTATTAGTTTTAGACCATCAATTACTCTATCAGAACCTTTAACACAATCGGTTCCTAATAGTACTTCATATTCATTCAGTTCTATTGCAAAAATTGAAGTAACCTTTGCTTCAAATCATGGGTTGCTTCCCGGAAGTCAAATATTAGCAGCAATTACTTCCAATGGAACAAACCATGCTCTATGTTCAGGACCTTTCTTTATCGATAGTGTTCCATCTTTAACGTCTCTGGTATATACTTCTAGATCAACTGGTAATGTTAGTATTAGTTCTGCTCTGATTGGAACTATTACTGCTAGATCTGATACTTTCTATACACACAGACCATTTGATGGTGGTGTTCAGATTGGTACAGGATCTCCTGCACACGGCGCACAAGCAATTCGTCAATCTAAAAAGTATATCAGATACCAGTCTGGTAAAGGCATTATGTATACCACTGGTGTTAACTTTGCTCCTTCTTATGACATCAGAAGTGTTATTGCAGAAGCAACATCCATTGGATCCTCGATTGAAGTAATTACAGATGATATTGATCATGGACTGCAAGTAGGAGCAGAAGTTGTTTTAGAAGGTATTGTATCGTCTGGTTATAATGGACACTATTCCGTTACAGAAATTACAAATGAAAATACTTTCAAAATTGAGGCACAACAGATTTTAGAAGAAACCAATGCAAGATTTGGAACACAACCTCAAGTAGGTTTGTATGCTTGGAAAGGTGCTACTGTTAGATCTGGTTGTTTCGATGAACAGAATGGGATCTTCTTCCAATATGATGGAACCAATTATTCAGTTGGTTTGAGATCTTCTACATTCCAGTTAGCAGGAACTCTTTCGGTTGCAACTGGATCTAATGAAGTGACAGGTACAAATACTAGATTCAGAGAACAATTAAAAACAGGAGATAGAATTGTAATCAGAGGCATGACTCATGTTGTCACGTCAGTTGAAGATAATACTACGATGTTTGTAAATCCTGACTATCGTGGAGTTGATGGAGTTACTAATACTAAAGCAGCATTTACTAGAGAAATAGTAATTCCTCAATCTCAATGGAATCTTGATCGCTGTGACGGAACCGGCAAGTCTGGTTATAAGATCAATGTTAATAAGATGCAGATGATTGGATTCCAGTATTCCTGGTATGGTGCTGGTTTCATTGACTGGATGCTACGTGGTCCAAGAGGAGACTATATCTTCTTACACAGACTCAAGAACAACAACCTCAATACAGAGGCGTACATGAGATCTGGCAACTTACCAGTTAGATATGAAGTTCTGAATGAAGGTCCTGGCGCAAGACTGGAATCTGATTTGACTACTCAATCTACTGATATTACTTTAGATGATGCATCATTCTTCCCATCTTTCGGAACTCTTTATATTGATAACGAACTCATTCGTTACAACTCCAAAAATGGAAATACTCTCTCGGGTTTAACTAGAGCATCAACATTATCTAATTTTGCAGCAGGATCTCAAAGGTCTTACACTGCCGGTAACGTTGCAGCACACACAGAAAATACTGGTGTTGTTCTTGCTAGTGTAACTGCTACTCCACAGATCAATCACTGGGGTTCTGCATTCCTGACTGATGGTAATTTTGACGAAGATAGAGGATACATTTTCTCATACAGAGTTCCAACAGTTCAAGTAGGTGTTATCAAGTCTACGTTATTCCTTATCCGTCTAGCACCCAGCGTATCCAATGCAATCATTGGAGATCTTGGCGAAAGAGAACTGATTAACAGAGCACAGTTGCTATTGAAGAACATTGATATCGTTGTGGAGGGTGGACAGAATACACAAACGGTTATTATTGAGGGTGTTCTCAACCCATCTAACTATCCATCAGTACCATCTGATGTTTCTTGGGACGGTTTGAACAACCAGGGTGCTGGTGGACAACCATCATTTGCTCAAATTGCTACTTCTGTTGATTGGGGTATTCAAGAAGTTGCTATTACTGCACAAAACGCCCGTGACAACGGTAGAAGAAACTCGCATTATTTCAGTCCTAATGATATTGCTGGTGTACGTATCGGTGATAACGTTTCTACTGTTGGTGCTGACGGTAAGAACTTCACTGGTGGTGAAACTGTTACCAATATCCAAAATGCTTGGTGGCTCCCTGGTTTAGTATACGTATCATTCTCAAGTTCGATCGACGCAGGTGCAGCAAATCAAACAACCTTTACCTTTACATCACTTGCTGGTTCTACTGCACAACCAGGTGAACAGGTATTCTCGTTTACGGCAGGTTGTGGTAGTGGAGATCGCGATGGTATTGATCTATCTGGTCTTAAGGAACTTACTAATACTCCAATCGGAGGAACAGGAGCATTCCCTAATGGACCTGACGTATTAGCAATCAACGCATTCCTATCTAATGGATCTGATGTTGATGTTACGATCAACTTGAGATGGTCCGAAGCACAGGCATAAGGAGTAACTAATGGCAGAACCCTCAAGTAGACAAGAACTCAAAGATTATTGTTTGAGGCGTCTCGGTCATCCAGTTCTTGAAATTAACGTAGATGATGATCAACTGGATGACTTGATCGATGATGCTTTCCAATACTATAGAGAGCGTCATTTTGATGGCGTTGAACAAATGTATCTCAAGCATGAGATTACAGCAGACGATGTAGCACGTTTTGATGCAGCTGATGAAATTTCATCAACACCAGCTCCTGATGCATCTACCTGGGCAACTAGAAAAAACTTTATTGAAATTCCAGAACATATAGTTGGCATCTCCAAAGTGATGGGTATCTCATCTAACTTTGCGAGAAACAATCTCTTTGGTATGAATAACCAATACTTCCTGATGGACATCTTTTCGTTCTCATCAGGATTTGCTTTTGGTAATTTTGATATGTCAAATTACTATATGCTCAAGCAATATTTTGAGACACTTGACATGATTGTCCAGACTGGATCATTGGTTCAGTATAGATTTAATCAAAGATCAGACAGGTTGTATCTTGATATTGATAAAGCAAGAATGATTGAAGGTAATTATTTGTTGATTGATTGTCAACGTTATCTCAATCCAGAAACTTTTACTCAAGTATATAACGATAGTTTTATCAAGCAATATCTAACTGCACTGATTAAGAGACAGTGGGGACAGAACCTAATCAAGTTTAACAACGTACAGTTACCTGGTGGTGTATCACTCAATGGCAGACAGCTATTTGAAGATGCACAAAAAGAAATTGATGCTCTTATGGAGAAGAGTTCTTCTTACTATGAACTACCTCCAATGGATATGATCGGATGAAGAGTATTTACTTTCCTCAACACGGTGGTGTTAACAGCGAACAATCACTCATCCAAAGTTTAATTGATGAGCAGATCAAACTGTTTGGTAGTGATGTCTACTATCTTCCTCGGAAGATGATTAAAGATATTGCACTAAACGATGTATTGTATTCCGAGTTTACTACTCAATACATGATCGAGATGCTATTGATTAATGTTGAGGGATTTGGATCACCATCTGAATTCATTAGTAAGTTTGGTTTGCGTGTCACTGACGAGATCACGATGGTGGTATCACAGAATAGATGGAGTCAAGTATTCCAAGAGTTCGCTGATATTACAACTGTAGATGGTAGACCTAACGAGGGAGACCTTATCTATCTACCACTTACTCAAGATCTATACGAGATTAAGTTTGTAGAAAGAGAAGCACCGTTCTACCAGTTAGGTCAGAACTACATTTATACATTGACTGCAGAGATTTACGAGCTTGGCAATGACGAGTTCGAGACAGGCATCGAAGAGATTGATGTTATTGAAGAGATCTTTGCTCCTTCGATTACTCTTGCTATGGATACTGATGCAACAACTCATTATTCATTGGGTGAGATTGTAACTGGTGGCACGACAGGAACTACTGCAGAAGTATCATTCTGGGATAGAGATACTCACGAACTTAAACTCATTAATAGGAATGGTAATTTTACCCCAGGAGAATCTATCACTGGTGGTACCAGCGGAACAGTACAGACTAGTATTGATGTAGATAATCTATCTTTAGAAAACGTCCAGTACGCCGACAATAAATATATTGAAACAACAGCTGATGATCTTCTCGACTTTACCGAGAGGAATCCATTCGGTGAATATGGTAAAGTAACTGGTGAGTTCTGATGTTAGGTCCACATTTTTATAACGAAGCGATTAGAAAAACAGTAATTGGTTTCGGCACACTATTCAACAACATTGAAGTCAGAAAGTACGATCTGTCAACTGGCGACGTGATTGAAGCGGAGAAAGTTCCTCTGGCGTATGGTCCCAAGAACAAGTTCTTGACACGTCTGGAGCAGAATCCGAGTGTTGATAATAAAGTAGCAATTACTGTACCTCGTCTCTATTTTGAGATGACTGGTATAAGTTATGATAGCGCAAGGAAGACTGCACCTACGCAAAAATATAAGACTGTCATCAATACTGATGGATCTGAAATTAAGATGCAGTATGTACCTATTCCATACAATATGGAATTTGAATTAGGTATTATTACTAAAGCACAAGATGATGGACTACAGATTCTTGAGCAAATCTTACCTTACTTCCAACCTAACTTTAATATTACGGTCAACATGATCAGTGATATGAAAGAGAAAAAAGACATCTCCGTTGTTCTCAATGGAATAAACCATGAGGATGACTGGGATGGAGACTTTTTAAATAGAAGATTTATTACTTGGTCTTTAAACTTCACTGCCAAGTCCTACATATACGGTCCTTACAGCAACAGCGGTCTCATCAAGAAGGCAACTGTATACGAAACTATTGGAGATCCAGATCAAGGTAAGCGTGCAGTTTCTCTTACCTATACACCAAAAGCATTAGAAGATAAAAACAATGATGGTGTTATAGATTCTACTGACGACGATCTGCTTATCAGTACAGATGACTTTGGATTTAGTGAGGGCATTGAACTACTATGAATGAATTTGAAAAGAACATGGAAGATATTTTTGATATTGAAGTCGAAAAAGATGAGACAGAAATTCAACCATCCAAGCCTGTTCCCAAAAAAGAAGAGAAGGATCACCAGGATAAAGATTATGAATATACCCGTGGGCAATTATACAACCTCATAGACAAGGGTCAGGAGGCGTTCAACGGGGCGTTAGAGGTTGCA